TTAGGCCGCATACTTCTGATCAGGTTCTTTTGCCACTGAATCTGGGGCCGGTTCACCCCCGTCCAATTGCTTGGCAGCTCCGACCTCGTACCTCTCTGCGAGCTTTGACATCGCCGCCTGGATATGTGCCCCGTTTTGGTGGCTATAGCGCTCAACCATCGATAGATTTTTGTGGCCGCTAATGCGCTTGACGGTCGGCAGATCGACCCCTGCCTGCACAAGGTGAGTAATTGCAGTGTGTCGTAACGTGTGCCGCAACACCTGCTTTGGATCTAGGCCAGCACCCGCAACACATCGCTTGAAGGGCTTATCTAGATTCACCGTGCGTCCATCCTTCGCCCCTGGCGAGGGAAACAACCACGATTCGCCTTCGGAAAGCGATTCGATGTAACTCTTTAAGTACGCTGCCAGCCCCGGTGTGATGGGTTGTTGCCGCGCCCCCGCTTTCGCTTTCGGAATGTGAATGATTAACCTTTCAACATCCACATGTTCACGTTTTATCGTGAGTATTTCCGTCTTTCTCATCGAGGTCTCAAGCGCGACCCGTATGAACGGATAAATCTGCCGACTCTGATCCTGCGCTGCTGCATCGAGTAACGCCGCCACTTGTTCGACGGTCAAGTACATGATCCGGCCATTGTCTTCGCGCAATCGCTTAATTTGCGCAGGTCTATGATCAATCCAACCCCACTCGATGCTCATTGTGAAGAGATGAGACAGCGCCGCGAGCTCACGATTGATGGTGGCTGGTTTTGTCGTACCTGAGAAGCTCGGCTTGCCGCCTGGTCCATTCGGTCGCTTTACTTGCTCGGCACTTCGCAAAGCTTTATAGCGCTCTACATCGTGCGTTGTGATCCGCGAAAGCGGTGTTGAACCGAAAAAAGGAACGAGATGATCCCTAAACCGATAGACTTTCATCTGCCTATCCTTGCCGCCCGTTTCGGCCATCCGCTTGAGGTATTGATCGGCGGCGTCTGCGAGCGTTAGCGCCACCTTCCTACCAGTCGGAAGATTCAGACGCTGTGACTTGGCGTCCTGCCGCAACTTCTCAATCACTTCTTCTGCTTGCGTTCGCGTCGTGCCATCAGACTCACGACCCACGACGCGGTGGATGCGTTGGCGGTCAACCATGACATTTACTGAAAAGACGCCATCGCCAGAGGACTCACGTAAAAAAGTGATCCCGTGCTCTGAAATTGACTCGCCTCGCTCAAGCTTACGGATGGCTTGTCGTGTTAAGCGTAAAAACGATTTACTCATGGCTTTCCTCGTTCAAAAAGGGATATCGATCCAGTCTTGTATCGCTTCGTTGAGTTTTCTCAATGCATCTTCTTCCCCGTTGGCCAACGCTTTGATTTCGCTGAAACATCTGCGGACAAGATCGAGATTGGGCTCACCATTAACGATAAACTCGACCCGCCCACCCTCTTCGGGCCAATAAAAATGAGTTTCGATGATTCTTATCATCATTTGCTCCTCATAGGTGAGCAGATCCGGGTAGTGTTCAGACAACCTTAGCAAGCGGTCCAAAGGGTCTAGATCCCAAAGCTTTTTAGCCTGTAACAGCAAGCTGTCCCCTTCGCCAATCATTGTTTTCTCAAGGGCCGACTCCACCGCCCACTCGATGAAGTTTGCGAGCGATCGTCGCTGCTTTCGCGCAGCAAGCTCGCTCAGATACTTCATGCGAGGATCCATCCGAAATGCAAAGACCTCGGTGCGGCTAACCCCAGGTTTTGATCTGCGTTTTGACTCACTCATTGTGTCCTCTCAATCAAATATTCTCGCAACATCGTTTGTATAATCACACATCGTCGATGTTTTGACAACATGATGTTCCTTGTTTAACGTCTCAATCATTCCAATAACTTCTTGGAGCAACTCGAGATGGATCGGAACATCGAGATTCCCACGATTCAAATGTACCCAGACGGCCGCATGGACGCCGCCAATGCCGCACGCTATGCAGGCTTGGCCACTAAGACGCTAGCGATGATGCGATGCAATGGAACAGGGCCGCGCTTTGTGAAAAAAGGCAGGATTTTCTACTTCAAAGAAGACCTCGACGCCTGGCTCGGAGACGATCGAGCGACCAGCACGGCCCAGGCTCAACAAAGCAAAACGGCAAAGCCCCCTGCCGAAAAGCGAAAAGCCAAGCCAGTTTCGAAGGTGCCCACGCTATCGACAGAGCGCATCCGCGAAATCGTCCAAATCCATCAGACCTCGATGCTGACCCCGGCGCTCGGTGCATAGCGCAAAGCGACTTTCTAGGGGCTGACGCTCAGACCTCCCTGAGACAAATCGCTCGCTCGCTACGTATAAAGCTTTAAACACCCACAACTTAGGTCTCTGCTGAGTTTAGAAAATGGCAACGACACCAGAATTTCTCCTCTTTCCAGCATCAGCGGCTTTAGCCAACGCCCACGCCCCCCTTTCGCCATCCTCGGCCTTTCGTTGGAGCGCCTGCCCGATTTCGCCTCGCTTGGCTCGCACCCTGCCTAGCCCACCCGCTGGCGATGCAGCTAAGGCCGGCACACTTTTGCACAGCACATATGAGCGCAAGCTCTATGGCGGCCCAGGTCTGCAACCCGCTGAGGTTGCCGAGCTTGAGCGCTTTGGCGTGAGGCAAACGCTCGCTGTTTCAATCCTCGATGCCGGCATTGAAGCCACCCAAGCATTGCTCAAACAACACAACATCCGGCACATCGCGCTCGAAACGCGCGTCGACCCAGGTGCGGCAATTGGTCGATCAGATTTTTGGGGGACGGCTGATTTGGTGGGCGTTAACGATGAGGAAAAGACACTTGTTGTTCTTGATTTTAAAACCGGACGGCAACCGGTTGCGGTCGAAAACAACTTACAGCTTCTTAGCTACGCGCTCGGCGCACTCGATACGATCACCTTTGAGCCTTTACGGATTGTCTTAGCGATCGTGCAACCGGTTGCCTTTGGCGCTGCAGCACAAACGCAAAGCATAACGCTCGATGTATTAGATCGATTTGCTGAATGGATCGGTGAGCGCGCTTTCGCAACCGATGACCCAACAGCACAACCTCAACCCTCAGCAGAAGCTTGCCGGTTCTGCCCTGCCCGCTCCATATGCCCTGCTGAGAACTTAATGAAGGAGGCATCGATGACCTAACGATCTCATTTTTCAAATCCTCTTCTTCATGTGGCTTTCTTGACTTTCTTCTATGAGGTTTAATGATGACTGGCTTTAAGTCTTCTATTCAAAGCACTCCGGTGCAACGCGCAACACCCGCAGCAAACGCGCCTCAATTTGCCCTTGAGCGCATCGATCCGATCGAAGTACGTGCCGTAATTGCGTACCCTTCCATTGTCGAGCCTGACCCGAATGCAGGTGGTAAATATGGTGCTCTCTTTCTTATCACTGAGACAGACGACCAAGAGGCGCTCATTGCCTTGCGTGATGCGGTGGTTCAGCAGACCTTTCGCAGCCAACAACTACCAGCCGGGGCACACGACCCGCTAAGGCGCGCTGATGAAAGGTCGGCTAATGGTGAGTATGCCTTTAAGCACCCAGCCTTTCGTGTTCCTCAAGCCATGGTGATTCGTGCTAAAAGTGCCTATCAACCTCGCTGTGTATGGGGGCCTAATGAATCACCGATTGAAGCCTCCGAGATTAACGGGGGCGATCACGCGGTGGTCGAGGTCGGCGCTTATGGTTATAACAATCAAAGCCGTGGTGTGGGTCTCAGTTTGGGTCGCATTTGGCTCTTGCGAAAGGGTGCTGTGCGCATCGAACGGGGCGCTAATGCCTCAGCAGCAGTGCGTCGTATTGATCGTTCAAGGCTGCAATTTGCAGCCAATGACGGCGAGGCCCAAGTCGCTTAAGGCAGCCTAACCCTCGGTGGCAGCCATGCCGCTGAGGGTTGCTCTGTAAAGCCAATCGCCTTGATTAATCCTTCGCAGGGCATCCATCGGATGCAGCGCTCCTCAAATCAATACGCTTTTAATCATGAGTTCTTTGATCAATCCGACGGTGCCTGCTGGTTCTCTAAGACCTTGTGTGGCACTGCGTGCATGGCAGCGCGAAGCGGCAAGGCAACTGACTGAACGTCCCAATTTGTTGCTTGGCGCACAGCCTGGCGCAGGCAAAACAATTACCACGCTGACCGCACTTGTTCACTCCCCCAAGCGCAGCTTACTTGTTGCACCCGAGGTGATTCTGGATAGCGTTTGGGCACAAGAAGCAGCGCGCTGGCAACACACGGCGCACCTTGACTTTCTTATGGCACACCGCTTCGCTGCGCACAAACGCATAGCCATGTGGTTTTCAAGCTCAGGCGATCTTGTGACCTGTACGCCAGACACCTTGATTCGATTACTTGAAGCGGTCCTCAAACACGAAAGGCTTCCGGTTGCCAGGCTTGTGATTGATGAGTCGCAACTTTTTAAAAACCCTCAAGCCACGCGCACCCAGGCTTTGCTTGCCCTTGCTGAGCACCTTCCCACCTGGCTCTTATCCGGTACGCCCACACCCAACGGTGTGCTTGATGCCTGGGCACCTGGCCATCTCTTATCCCAAGGAGCACCGTTTTGGCACTAAGCGCTGCGCTTCACGTAGACCCTGCCGTTGATCTAAGTCCAACTTCTGCTTTTTATCGCTGGAGGCAGCGGCACTTTAGGCAGGCGCATGAGCATGCCTGGTTTGTCAAGGATGCGCGAACCGAAGCGCTGATCCGCAGCGAGCTCGCCCGCTATGCCTATGCGATTGAACTTCATGAAAGCGGTGCTTTAATCCCCGAGCCGCTTTATCAGCGCCTTCACTTTCGTTGGGACAAGGCTCATCGCGAACGCTTAGAAGCCCTTCTTGCCGAGCAAGCGTTCACCCTACCCTGTGGCAAGCGTATCGAGCCCACGACGGATGGGGTGAGGCTCTCAATGCTTCGCCAACTTACTTCAGGCTTTATCTATGCCAATGGGTGCGAAGATCGGAGCGACGATGCGAGTGCTTGTCATTGGCTCTCGAACGCTCGCATCCGAGCGCTTTCTGATTGCGTCGATGGCGTGCAAGGCCCTGTGCTCGTGGCTGCGTTTTTCCGTGCCGAAGTCGATGCATTGCTTAGCCATTTCGGTGGCAAAGCAAAAGCTCTCAATGGGCAAACGCCTGCGGCTGAACGCTCAAAGCTCATTGAGGCGTGGAATCGCGATGCCATTGAAGTGCTGATTGGTGTACCTGCTGCCATGGGGCATGGCATTAATTTGCAGCACGGTTCGTGTCGTACGCTTATTTGGTACACCCACAGTTTTGACTGGGCACAGCGCGCACAAATGAATGCGCGCCTTATTCGCGCAGGCCAAACCAAAACGGTTTCCATCATCGATATGGTGGCCGATGAAGGCATTGATGTTCCTGTCTTACATGCCCTTGAAAAAAAGAAAGCTGGGGAAGCGGCCATGTTTGAGGCGATTAAAGCAGCGCAAGGGGTAGCTGCACCATCAACAAGCGGAGTGGTGCGATGAACACACGCTGTTGCTATGACTTTGAGATCGCACCCAATGTGGCTCTCTTGGGGATAAAAGCGCAGGGTGAACCGGCAGAACACTTAGTCATTACCGAGCCGATTACGGGTGAGATTGCCGCTCAGATTGAGGCACGTTTAAGTGATCGCGAAGTCACAGGGTATAACAATCTTGGATTTGATTCCTACTTATTGGATCGATTACTGCATGGCGCAGGACCCACTGCACTTTTTGAGCTATCCAGTGCCATCATTCAATCAAAGGGGCCTGCTTGGATGGTGGCACGCGACTATGGGGCGCAGATAAGCCCTTTTGATGAGCTTGATCTCATGCACTACACCCCGCGCGGCAGGCTTAAACAATACGAAGCGCGCTTAGGGTTAGCCATTGAAGATCTTCCCTTTGATCCTAATCAACCGCTTGAAGCTTCTCAGATGCCTATGGTGGTTGGCTATCTTGAACACGATCTGCTTGCCACGGAGACGCTTCGTGATGCGGTTGATGGTGATATTCAAGCGCGTGTGATTTTGGAATCACTCTTTGGGGTGCAAGGCCTTCGACGCAAGACCGCGGCCAATGTCGCTGCAAGCATTATCGTTTCAGAGTATTTGCTCGAGCGCCCAGACGTGACCCTTGGCGATGTTCGCTTTGCCGCTGCAGGTATGCGCGATAGCCAATTTGCGTTTTCTGTACCGCAGTGGGTGCTTGAGGGTATTGAAGGCACCCTAGCCTTTGATCTTGCTCAAACCATTGAGGGTACGGTCTTTGACATTGTCGATGGGGTTCGCCAGGCACCCGATCGAGCCTGGCCCAAAGATATCGTGATCGATGAGGCCGATGGCCTTATTGCAAGCTTTGGACTCGGTGGTATTCATACCCAAGATAGCGCTTGTCAGTATAGCGGTCTAAGTTTTGATGTCGCATCGCTCTACCCTCATATTATTTTGCATCCGCAATGCACCCCATCGCATTTGGATGAGGCGCATTTTCATACGGTTTACAAGCGCCTCATTGATCGGCGCCTGCAAGCTAAGCGAAGTGGTGATAAGGCAACCTCCGATGCTTTAAAGCTCGTGCTGAATGCCTGCTTTGGTGCCTTTAACTACCCCTACTCACTGCTCTATAGCCCAGAAGCCTTTTTAACCATCACGGTGAGCGGCCAGCTGTGCTTACTTGCACTGGCCGATCGCATGCAGCGTCTGGGCCGACAAACCCATGGGCAAGGACGCTGCCATGGCACATGAGCGCACGCGGGTTGTTTCGCTTAACACCGACTCGGTCACGCTTGAAGTTCGCGCAGGCGATGAAGCGGCCCTTATGCACATCATCAAGGACTGGGAGGAGCAGTTTGGTTTTGTGATGGAGCGCACCGAGGTGTTATCGCATCGCGGCTTAAATATAAATAACTATCTTGAGCTTGCCCGCGATGAGGGAAAGCCAGCTGACATCAAAAGCAAAGGATCTTTAGCGCACGCACCAGGCATAAGCGCCGATCATGATCGCTTAATCGTTGCGCAAGCCCTTGGTGCATGGATGCGTGAGGGCACAGCCATCGAACAAACGATTAAAGAGGCCATCAAAGCACGCGAAATTTTGCGCTTCACCGAGATGCGATCAGCACCCTCAGGGGGGCTTAAAGCCGATGGCAAACCCATTGGGCGGATCTGTCGGGTGTACCGATCGGTGCGCTGCGATTTACCGGTGCTTACGCGCGAGGCAACCGCTAAGGCATCAGCACAAACCCTTGAAGGCGGTTTTGCGGTGCTCCAAGGGGTGGATTGGCCGATTGAAGACGATTTGGATGAGTCTTGGTATGTGCAACAAGTAAAGCTTTTAATGGCACAAACAAGCATCACCTACAACCCTGAGATGAATGCCAAGGCAAAGTCACTCCAAGCACTTGGGATTCGCCTCATGGCTCGAGGCGGTGCAGCAAGCCGCATGAGTCGCGAGGGCCACGTCGATTCGCAGCACTGGGTGTTAGCCAACGGGCGCAATGTCTCAGGCGATGAAGCACTGGGTCTGCGACTTACCGCGAGCAAAGGTGTGATGGCTTTTAAGGGATCCATCAATCGCCCCGCATCAAGGCTTCTTACCGTATCTAACCGCGAAGGCTTAGCCCTTGAGCTACACGCTTTAAGTGCCTTTGAGGCTAAGGCCATCGCGCTGAATCTTCATGAATCGGCGTGCAGTGCGCCGCAAACCACAGGCGTCATCGAAGTGTTTAATCCCACGAAAGGGATCAGTTTTGAGATCGATGCCAGGGAATCAGAAGCGGTGCCTGCGCCCATTAAAGGCGATGCGCCTAAAGTCATGCTCAATGAAACATCGACACTCGATAACGATCAGTTTCTTCAAGCGATGTTTGGTGACGATTTACCTTTTGCCTTTGTATGCTCGCATCAGATCCCACCCGATCACCCTGATGAACAAAAGCGCCTGGGTATGTGGCAAGGCGGACCGATTGCCTATGCCAAGGGCTTGTATCAATTAGCAGAGCGCCAAAACTACAGCTGCGTGAGCGCCTTTGCGCTTGACGATGAAGGTGTTTACCGACGCCAGCCGGCGCAATTTTTCGGTCTTTATTTTATTGTGCTTGATGACATCGGCACCAAAGTGAGCATCGATCCTCGAACGCTTGGGTTTGGTGAACCCACACTCATTAACGAAACCTCACCCGGCAATCAACAATGGATTTACCGCTTAAGCAACCCGCTGCGCGATCTGAGCCAGGCGAGTTATCTGATGCGGGAGGTGCTCGGTATGCCCGTGCAAGGGCACCTACTCACCGACCAAGGCGCCAAAGGCATTGGTAGGCTTTGCAAACTTCCCGTGGGCTGCAATTTAAAGCTTGCGCTTGCCTCACCGTGGACTAACCGCACGCTTGCGTGGAACCCGGATCGAGCCTACGAAGCACAAACGATTGCAAGCTGGTTTGGTGCTGATCTCAATGACGCCTCACCGATCCGAAGCCCTGAAAAGGCAGCCGAAGATGCATCCGATCACGCCCTGATTGCAGCCTTGCAAGCGCAAGGTTTACTTAAGCGCCAGATGGCCTCAAGTACCGGCTGGTGGGAGATACGCTGCATCCAATCACACCTGCACACCAAAGGTGTTGATTCGGGTGCTGGGGTGAAAGTGAATGCCAATGGAAGCTGGACCTTTCGCTGCCAACATGCCCACTGTGAAGCGCTCAAGCCCCGCGATTTGTATCGCTATTTAGTTGAGCACGGCCATCAGGTCACACCGCCCCAAGCGGCACTGACGGTTTCACGCATTGATCGCTCGGTACTTCAATTTGAAGATGATGCCTTTGCCTGGATGGCACCCGATGACGGGCCGTGGGAGGAACCTTACTTTTATCCCGATCCAGAGCTAGCAGCCGCCTCGCCACCGATCCAAGGGCATGTGGAAAAGCCTACGATTTTTGTAGACCCGGGACTATTGCCTTCCATCGTCAAGCAAAGCTGTGCACTCCTTGATGCCGTGGTTTATAAGCGCGGTGTGCAACTTGTGCGCATTGGTCGCGGCGCAGAACTTGCCGATGGCTTCATGCGCGTGGGCTCACAGCCCGTGCTGTTGCCTGTTGCACGTCAGTGGATTATTCGTGAGCTTACCGAGAAGGCAAGCTTTCAGCGTTGGGATAAGCGTACGCAAAACTATAAGGTCGTTGATTGCCCAAATAACATTGCAGCAACCATCGAATCGGGCACGGATGATGAAACCTTTCATCCACTGGTTGCACTGGCCAGTGTGCCCTTTTTGCGCACCGATGGATCCGTGGGCGATACACCTGGCTACGACTCAGTGACGGGCCTTTACTATGCACCGACCTTAAGCTTTGCCCCTTTATCGGCAAACCCTGACTGGCACGAGGCGCGCGCAGCCCTTGATCAACTCCTTGATCTGGTCAAACAGTTTCCCTTTGCCTCAGAGGTCGCCCGCTCGGTGTTTTTGTGCGATGTGCTCACAGCCATTGCAAGGCCTACATTAGCAAAATCACCCGTTGTGCTTTACAGCGCCACGATGGCAGGGACGGGTAAAACACTCATTGCATCGCTTCCCAATCTGATCGCTTATGGCTATGCCACCACGCACCCTTGGCCGCACGGCAATGATGAAGAGCTCAAGAAGATCTTCACATCGATTTTGCTTGCCGGAGACCCAGTGGTTGTTTTTGATAACGTGCCAAACGGCGCGATGATCAAAAGTGCCGCGCTTTCACAATTTGCAACCTCCGATGATTACGCTGATCGAAAGCTTGGCGAATCGGTGCGGGTGCGCTGCAAAAACCGCACAAGGGTCGTGCTCACGGGCAACAACGTCACCCTTGCCAGTGATAACGCAAGGCGAACCTTGGTGTGTGATTTGCAATTGGCTGTTGAATCACCACGCGATCGCGATGTGGTTTTTGAGCAGCCTGCACTTGCAAGCTTTGTGCTTGCCAACCGCTCACGCTTGATTCACGCAGCGCTCACAGTCTTGCGAGCCTATGCGCTGCATCCCGAGCCCTTAAATCTGCCGCCGCTCGAGTCCTTTGAAGATTGGTCATGGCGGGTGCGCGATGCACTCATTTGGCTTGGGCAAGAGGATCCTGTGAGTGCGGTGCGCTTTGATAACGACGGGACTGGTGAAATTGCTCAAGCCTTTGAAGCAATTGCCAACATGGCGCGTGTGAAGTGCCGCGCGGGTCCTGAGAAAAAGAGCGCTGAGTTTCGTGCCCAAGAGCTTGCGCAATGGGCGTTGAACGCCTCAGGGCTTCGCGACGCCCTTGAATCAGCGGGCTGCAGCGATGCGACAAGCACCGCAAAACTAGGCTATTGGCTGCGGGCGCATCGCAACCGCGTAGCCGGTGGCAAAAGACTTGGGTGTCGCATTGTTAACCATGGCCGTCAGCCCAATCAGTGGTTTATCGCACTTTCTGAGGAGCAAAGCGATGCATAAGTCGTTAGGTTCTGCTCGCTTGGCATCAAAAACTAGGGGGATGAGGGTGATCAAGGGGGATCTTTTATCCCTCTATATAGAAAGTGGCAGTGGCAATTTAAATATATACGGGGAAAACATACCCCCTCATTACCCTCATCCCCCTACGCCCAATTTTTTTCAACCAAAGGGTCTGCCATGAGTCGGATGTCGCGCACCAAGGGCCAAGTCGGTGAGCGTGAGGTGGCAGCTGAGTTGAGCAAGCTCACGGGCCAGCACATCATGCGACGCGTTCGCAATGCAGCAGGCGACGCAGACCTTGAAGGTCTTAAGGGTTGGGCTGTGGAAGTTAAACGCCACAGATCGGCAAGCCGAGCGGATCTGAAAAACTGGTGGCAGCAAGCGCTCAAGCAATCCCAAGGCCTAAGGCCCTTGCTGCTTTATCGGAAAGACCGCGATGAGTGGCGCGCGGTATGGCTTGCGGCAACGCATGGCAGTGATGAGGAAAAGCACTATGAACACACGGTTGAGTCAAACCTTAGCTGCTGGGCGCAGCTTGCCTGGGCGCCCGATCAAGGCGAGCACAGCGATGCTTGAAGGGACAACACCTGCCAACAGCTTTGGTTGGATGGCTGACACGCTCATGGATCTACCCCAGGAGGCGTATGCTAACGATGCCAAAGCGCACCCAAGCCATGGAACGATCAAGCCCGGATCGACGACACACAAAGTTTTAAGCTTTCTTCAAAAGCACCCCACGCGCTGGTATCGCTTGAGCCAAATCGCAGTAGGTACAAGCTGCAGGGATAAGACCGTGTCTTGGGCCTTGCATCAGCTCAAAGCCCAAGGACTGGTTGAAGCCGTGACGCTTAGCCGCCAGGCCAACAGTCGCTATCTGCGCTACTGCATCACGCGTGAATCCACCCTCACCTAAGTGAATCGACCCTCACCTAAGTGAATCGACCCAACCAAGTATGGCAATCAATGCCTTTTCCGCAAAGTAAGGACAAAGTACCGTGGCAAAGAAATATGACCCCGATGGCCCACTTTCAAGCGTTGAGGATGTGTTCGCAACGCAAGTCGCCATGGGCAAAAGCCAAGCTGCAGCCTTTCGCATAGCTAATCCGCGATCTATTCAATGGAAGGAAAACTCGGTGTATGGCAAGGCTTCGCTTCTCATGAACCGAGCCAAGGTCCAGCGAAGGGTTGAGGAGGTAAAAGCCATGATTCGCCTGCGTGCGCTTTGGTCGCGTGATGAGAGCGTTCTTGCGCTCAAAAGCGTGATCGATGAGCCCGATCGCAAAAGTGATGTGGTAGCTGCCGTTCGTGAGTTAAACGCCATGCACGGCTTTCACGAGGCTCAGAAGATTGAGCATTCGGGCTCGATTACAAGCATTGAGCGGCGCATTGTGGATGTACAGGTCAAGGATGGCCGCTGACCGGTTATTCGAGCCAACCGATGACAACGCTCATCTTTGAAACTGCCAAAGTCTTTGCACCCTTGCTGCATCCGGCACGCTATAAGGGTGCATACGGTGGCAGAGGTTCAGGCAAAAGCCATTTCTTTGCAGAGCTCTTAATTGAAGATCATCTCAGACGGCCAGGCTTGCGCTCGGTCTGTATCCGCGAGGTGCAAAAGACGCTTAAAGAGTCAAGTAAGCGTTTGCTTGAAGATAAGCTTGCAGCCTATGCCTTAAACCACGGCCATGGCTTTAAGGTCTACAACGAAGTGATTGCTGCACCAGGTGATGGGCTCATTACCTTTACAGGCATGCAAGATCACAATGCCGAGTCGATCAAATCACTTGAAGGCTATGGCAGGGCGTGGGTTGAAGAGGCTCAAACGCTTTCTGCCCGATCGCTTGCGCTTTTGCGGCCAACGATTCGCCAAGACGACTCTGAGCTTTGGTTTAGCTGGAATCCAAGGCGAAAGACCGATGCGGTGGATCAACTGCTAAGGGGCGACACACTTCCCACAGGAGCCGTGGTGGTGCGTGCTAACTGGTCAGACAACCCTAAGTTTCCTTCGGTGCTTTCAAAAGAGCGCAAAGATTGCCTGCTCACGAACCCTTCCCAATATGACCACATCTGGGAGGGCGGCTATGCCACCGTGCTTGAAGGTGCTTACTTTGCACAAAGTCTCGCGCTTGCCCGCCAAGAGGCTCGTATCGGTAAGCTTGCCGCTGATCCATTGCTCAGAACAAAGCTCTTTTTAGATCTTGGTGGTACGGGCACCAAAGCCGATGCCTTTGTGATTTGGGTTTGCCAATTTGTTGGCCGCGAGATCCGGGTGCTTAACTACTATGAAGCGGTTGGCCAACCGCTATCTACCCATCTTGCCTGGCTGCACGCTCAAGCATTGAGTCCGGCAAATGCTGATATTTGGCTGCCCCATGACGGTTCAACCCACGATCGCATCTTTGATGTGTCTTATGAATCAGCACTTCGCCAGGCGGGCTTCTGCGTTGAAGTGATACCCAACCAAGGCCGCGGTGCAGCGATGGCGCGCATCGAATCGGCAAGGCGATTGTTTGGATCGATATGGTTTAACGAGGCAACAACCACACCAGGCCTTGAAGCGCTTGGCTGGTATCACGAGAAAAAAGACGACGTTCGAAGCGTGGGGCTAGGTCCTGAGCACGATTGGTCAAGCCATGCGGCAGACGCCTTTGGGCTTATGTGTCTTGTGGCTGAAAACAGTTTTCGAGGTGGTTCAAAGCACGGGCTTCGCCGCCGGGGTAGTGCGATGGCGGTTTGA